GGCTACACCACCCGTACCACTGGTGCTTACACGATGTTGCAATTCAACGGACTTAGACCCTGAAAGCGTGAAGCGTCCATCCATAGTTGCTAAAGTGGTAATTAGGCCCCCGTCATCTGCATTTACACCAACGAGTAAGGTAGTTCCATCTGTGGTATTCTGTAATCGTAACTTATGAAGATCGCATTGGTCAGCGGGGGCAGAACAAGCAATATAGTAACTTCCAGCAGGGATAGTCATGGTACTGGAAGAAACAGAAACCCCCGTTATTTCATTAGTTATTACAGTGTTAAGATCTCGTTTGGTCCAACTTCCGCTACTAAGACTTTGAGCAACAGTTCCATCGGATTTTTCATCGCGTACCTGGAAAAGAGCGGAACCAAAATTGTCACCAGCCGCAGCCCAAGCATTGTCGCCTCGAAGGAAAACACTAGACGAGGCTGTTCCCGTTGCGGATAGTTGGGCCACCCCAACCGCATCGTCAGCTACTTTTGCGAGAGTAACCGCATCGTCCGCAATCATGGCGGTAGCTACCGTTCCATAGGAAGCATCTGTCCCATCAGATTGAAGAACCGTGTTTGCAGATCCAACAGCCAATGCCGCAGGATCTCCGCTGCTGTCACCGGAAATAATAGAACCTCTGGCTAATCCAGCCATCTTTGCCAGAGTAATCGCGTTATCCTGAATAGAAGCAGTTGGTACTCCAGCCGAGCCATTTACCTTGAACCCAGATTCCAGATCCGGGACCCCTGTGCCGTTCCCAGCCAGGGAGAGATCCCCGTTTGTGGCTAAAGAAGTAATGGAATCTACCGTCCACACACCCGCACTTGTCAAACGGGCTTTCTCAGCGGCTGTCGCACCACCGACCATGGTGTTAACAACCAAATCAAAATCTTCGGCCCCGGAAGAAACGTCTGTAGTGACGGATTGAATGGTATGCCCAATTTCATTGTTCCCAGCAGCGGTCTCCGTGGTAAATTCGATACCCGTACCAATACCAGCAGCGGGTGTGCCGCTACTCGTTCTTTTTACGATAAGAGGATTCAGTACTGTATTCGTGCCGCTATCTTCTTTTGCTGTGGTAATGCCAGCAGAAGAGGTTACTGCGCCATCCAAAGCAGAGGTTCCCGTTACTTCCAAGGTAGTGACTTGAATATCCGCTAAAGCGTTAGTTACGACAGCCCCACTTCCAGCCCCGTCGCAATAGACGATTACATTTTTGCCATTCTGAAGAGTAACATCTGCACCAGATCCTTGGCTAAAAACAAGCGAATAAGGACCACTGGAACCAGCGTCCGTGGTTGCATTCTCAAAAATAAACCATGCTTTGGTAGTATTGGGGGCAATCGTAATCGTGCAGAGTTGACTTAGAGCACCCGTGAACTTGATAACACGAAACATTCCATCTTGTAAATTTTCAGTGGCTTCCGCAGGAGAAGCTTCTCGAACCGTTAAGGTCGCAGTAGATGCATCGGACAGGGTTACTGCCTTGTACGAAGCAATACGATCCAGAATGTCTAGATTGAAGTTAGTGGTTGTCCCCCACGTACCAGCTTGGTCGCCTGTCGCAACAGCTTCAAAGCCGAAGTTGGTTGTGAACGTAGAAGCCATTGTCTTCTCCTGTAATTATGTTGGTTCCGTGGGCCAAGTAAACGAATCAGGCCATGCCGACATATCTGTTGTTGCGGGTAAATCTCGTAGAACTTGTCTGTAAGTCGCCCATTCCGCTTTCTTGTCCGCAGCCAAAGAAAACGAATAGTCAGATACTTGCGTCCAATCGGAAGCTGAAAGTTTTTCGTCCCTCTGCTCCCGTAAATGGCTCATATGACTTGCATCACGCGCAGCTATTTCCTCTGCCGTCATATCCCTTGCACGATGTATCAAAAGTACTCTGTTTTCTTCGACAGTAACTATATCTGTATTGAACGTCTGGTTGGTAGCAAGAGTAACATTTGTCTCCACAAGCGGAAGCCACCCAATGGTCTTGAGATATGCATTATTGCCGTTGGACAAATGTAAATTGGATACGTTGCCCCAGTTCCTTGGCAAACTACCCAAATAATCTACGCTGCCATCGTCTTTAACGTGTGCATACATCGCAACCGCTCCTTAATCTTTGCGAAAGGCTCTTCCCAACTTCCATATTTTTCCTGTCGGAAAAGAGTGACGCTATCATAATATGGTGTCACATCTCCCGGTAGCGCCCACAAGTAGTATGACAAAACAGGAACTACAATCCATGTTTCCACACCCATCGATGCTGCCAAATGTGCAACGCTGGTGCAGGAGCTTATTACTAGTTCACATTGGCTGATGGACTTCCTGGTAACTTGCCAATCATCTAACGGAGCTTGCCCCATCCACTCTGGTTTCAGCTCTGCATCTTTATCTCTCTGCAACGAAACACAATTATATCCCTTAACAGCATCAAACATTAAATCAGCCGGGAAGAACCTGTGCTGTTCATGCTCAAACTTAGGATTACCACTCCACCTTACTCCTACACGTCCCGATATTGGGTCAGCAGTGCGATCAATATACGGAGTTCCTTTTAAATCTTCATACTCATATCCCAAAGGAACGATTGCCGACATCGAAGGAAGCCAGTAATCATGGTACGTTCCACACGCTGCATCATGTTCTACTACTGGAAAGTTCTCTGCAAACATAGGAGCTAATTCAGGCGAACAGGAAATTACCACTCTATTTCCTCGTTCCTGCAAAGCAAAAGCAAACCGATAACTCTTAATCTGGTCACCAAGACCCCCTTCCAGATTAAGCAGGACAGTTCCTTCTTCTCCATTCCAGATAGGTTGTTTGGAACCTATATGCCTGTTGCCAAATACATCTTGCCTTCGCCCTTGATCTAAAAGTTTATGCCCCTCCAATAATTTACCTTGTCGGAGCAGATACCATCCACGGTTAAAAGCTGCGCGTTGACAGGTTGGGGTTTCCTTCTCCAGTTGTTGAGCAATTTCCCAACCCTTCTTAAAATCTCCCCGTATCCCTGCTGCTAATTGCAAGTCTATCAAGGTCTCTTTCTTTGTAGGTTCTGGCTTGTCATTCCAGAACTCTCCGCCAGAATAATGCTCCCATAACTCATCGCCCAACAACTCTCGTGGAGAGTACTTCTGTTGACTAACCACTGGACGTATCCGGTGCAAATCTTTAATGCCCCATATCCCGTCCTCCTCTGTCGAGGGAGGGACATTATCAAGTTCATGGGTGAATTGTTCTACCCCAATGAAATCAGAAATACGATTCATCTGAATCTGAGTGTGGTTTACCAATTCATCATATTCAATAAGCAAAAGATTATCTGGATACTCCTTATAAGCATTACGTAATTCAGTATAAGTATTAATAATATACACACTTAAATCTTTAATAAGACTTTCTTTCCCATGAACATACTCAGCATTTTTCGAGGGACGAATAAGTTTATAAACCGAAGCAAGACATTCATTGATAGGACGTACCGTTGCAACAATCTTAACTTCTGCCTGATTTTTCATCATCAATTTGATAACTTCTAAATCAGTCCATGTTCTTGATTTATCAAAAATTATAGGACAATCAACTTTCCCGTACCGATATTGTTTCAATACTTCTACACATTCTTCTTTTTTCAATCCATCTGACTGTACAGTTGTCAAAGTAGTGTTAGTTTCCCAGAAACCATTAAAAGCCATCAGAATATCTGCCATATTACTTGTATTACTGGCATAAGTATCAGGACGCTGGTTTAATAAACTAGTTAAAAGTGTTGAACCAGATCTTGGGATTCCAGCTAAGAATTTTAATTTCTTCATCAAGCCGACCGTATACCGTGCATAACGTTACTTTGAGAATTACCTACTGAAATCCAATCTGTATCAGAGCCGACCTGTGCTGGTGAACTAATAGATGTAGTATTTCCTTGGGCAGTAAGACCATTGGCACCATCTCCCCAAGTCCATAACGTGCCATCAGTTTTAACACTTGCACCAACCCAATTCGGAGCAGACGTTACCTTCCAATCTGTTAAAGAACCAACCTGAACGGGAGAAGACCTATTAGTTGTATCTCCTAAACCTAATTGACCTTTATCGTTTTTACCCCAAGTCCATAACGTGCCATCAGTTTTAACTGCTAAAACATTATCTTTATAACCCATTTCCGCATAAGACCATTCCGTAGTACCAATTTGAACAGGAGAAGATTTACTAGTAGTAGTTCCATCACCTAGTTGACCGCTAGCATTATGACCCCATGTGAATAGAGCACCGTCTGATCTAAGAGCAACAACGGCAAGCCACCCTTGATTGACTAAAGTCCAAGTTTCCAATGACCCAATTTGAGCCGGGGATGATACTGAAGTTGTACTCCCAGTCCCTAATTGCCCTTGTCCACCATATCCAACGGACCACAATTGACCCGAAGTATCTGAGCCATGATTAGTAATAGCAAAAGCAGTCCTATAGTTTCCACTGCATTTTATCCAATAGGTTGCAGACCCAATTTGAACTGGTGAGGAATAGGCCGTTGTATCCCCTTGTCCAGCTTGTCCGTAAGAATTGGTACCTCCTACATGCCACCAAGTATTATCCGTTTTCGTTGCCCACGTTTCATAACCACCTGTGCAAGTGGCCCAATCTGTTAAAGAGCCAACTTGAACAGGAGAACTGTACTGAGTAGTATTTCCATGACCAAGTTGACCATTACCTCCTCGACCCCAAGTAAAAAGTTTACCATCCTCATCAATAGCCATTGTAGAATCCCCGGCAGCACTATATTTCCAGGATCCATAATCATCTAAATCTACAATTTGCCAATTTGTATTACTTCCAATTTGAACAGGAGAAGATCTATCAGTACTACTTCCATCTCCTATTGCACCTTGTGAGTTTTCTCCCCATCCCCAGAGAGTTCCTACATTACCACCAGCACTAGTCGAACCAGCAGAACCCATCATTGCTCGTCTAATATTAGACATTACGATGGACTCTTACTGTCAGCACTGGCAACCATACCATGCCAGATTGTGCCACCATCGGTGGTAATAAAAACGAGGATATCTATTCCACTGGTAGTTAAAGTTGGTGCCGTCCCACCGGCCCAATCTACAGTACCAGGCCAATTTACCGTTTGCGATCCACCGTTTGTCAGGAACAGTGTAAAACCGCAAAGCTCGTCAGAAGCAGTAGGATTGCTAAATGTAAAAGTATTGGCA